GGTGGAGCGGGCGAAGGGGCTGGGCGGCAACGTGCGCGCGATGACGCTGTTCTACACCCGGCGCGGCGCGGTGCCGGCGTACTCGACGGTGCACGACCAGTGGCAGGAGGCCTGCCGAGTGGCCAGAGTCAGGGATGCGCACATCCACGACATGCGGGCGAAGAGCCTGACCGACGCGAAGCGCCAAGGCCTCGACGCGACGGCGCTCGCCGGTCATGCGTCGGCGGCCATGACGGAGCGCTACATCCGCGCGCGCGAGACGCCCGTGGTGATCGGCCCGGGCGGGCGAAGGGTCTGAGGTATTAGACAGTCTAATAGACACGCATTGGACAGCGCATCTAAGTAGTTGAATGGAAAGGATTTCAGAACATACCCCGGTAATGCAGCAGTACGCCCGAAACATGGGGTTAAGCGTCGGGAATTCTTAGGAATTCCGGACACGGCTGTCTAATTCGTTGGGGTGAGATAGGCTCGCGTAACCTGCTGAAATCGCAGGGGCGCGAAGTGGCAATTAGACAGCGTTGGAGGACGTGACCATGGGATTCGGAATCGACTCAATCGGCGGCCTGCTGCTGGTCGCGCTGCTGCTGTGGCTCTACCTGCTGCCCTGGTGGGTCGCCAAGGGCCGCCGCCACCCGAGCGTCTACTCGATCGCGGTCGTGAACGTGTTCCTCGGCTGGACCTTCATCGGCTGGGTCGGCTGCCTCGCGTGGTCTCTTTCTGCAGCCGGCAGGCCGCAAGCTCCCTGATCGCCCGCAGCTTGAGCGTGGACTCGTCCACGCATTCGGTGGCGTCGAGGTAGGCGCGCGCGAGGTCGCCGTTCGTCACGAGCTCGCGCGCGGGCGGCGCGCATGGTTCAGTCAGCGCGACCGGGATCGCCGGGCACTGCTCGATCACGACCAAGCGCGACCCGCACGCTGTCAGGGATAGGCTCGCGAGACCAGTCGCGAGCAGCGGGATCATTCTGGAACGCATCGGAGAGGCCCTCGCGGCGGCTGTTGGCCCGGCGGCGGGCCTCGGTCAGGTTACGGTCGAGCTCGGCCATTACGGCCTGCTGGGCGGCCAGCGCCTCGGCGAACCGGGCACCCGCCTCGGCGGTGGCGGACTCCCAGCGGGCGCGCTCCTGCGCCACCCCCCGGTCATGCGCCCAGTCGTAGGCGAGCCAGAGGCCGGCCAGGATCAGGACGGAACCGGCCAGATAACCGGCCAGCCGGAGCGTCAGCCAGGGCGGGAACATCAGCCGCCCCCCCGCTGACTCGACGCCGGACGGGTGTCGGCCCGGTAGCCCGCGCCCTTGCAAGCCTGCTCGGTGTGCCAACCGTGATGCACGGCGTGCGAACACCAGATGCGCGCATCCGCGCGCGTGAGCTCAGCCGACCAGAAGCAGGTGCGACAGGGGTCGAGAGAATCAGACACGCTCACCTCGGAAATACACGGACCCAGCCTCGAACACTGCAAGCTCCGGCTGCAGCAACCGGCCATCACGGAACGTCAGGACAGCGAAGCCGCTCGCCCAGTTGTGCGGCGCGGCCTCGGTGTAATTGAACTGCGGCCCGTGGATCTCGGCGAGCGTCCCGGTGTCGACGCCGTAGCGCCTGCCCCGGTAGTCAGCCCATGCGGTGCAACCGAGCTTGTGCAGGTGGCCGTGGACATAGTGGGTGCCGCTCTTGAGCGTGGAGTTGTACGCGGAGTGAATGCCGCCGTTGATCGGGCGGTGCCGAACGACCGTCCAGCCCTCGGTCTCGGCGTTGATGTGCAGCGCCCAGCCGGCGCGCCACCGGGGCAGGTAGTCGAGCAGGGTGCTGCCCGGCAGTCCCTCCGCTTCGGGCGTGTTCGCGCTCCAGTAGTTCTCAAACCTCGCATCATGGTTGCCGATCGTGCGCACCAGTCGCGCCCGGCCTGCAGCTCGCTCGATCTCAGCGCACCTGTCCTGCACGGCGTGCAGCTCGTCCTTGAGGCTCGGCTGCTTCTCCCACATGATCCGCGCGTGTCTCGAGATGCGAGCGCCGTCCAAGATGTCGCCGTTCAAGCACACGATGTCCGGCTTGAACGCCTTGATTGCGCGACACATGGCCTCGTGAGCCGGACTGACCAGCCCCGGCCAGTAGTGGCAATCGCTGGCGACGATGACCGTGCCGTTCCGGACGGTCTCGGTCATGTCGCGCTCGTACTGCTCCGCCCTTGCAGCAGCAACCGCATCCCGAGCCTTGCCCTTTTCGATCATCGGGCCGGCGGGGTTCCTGCTGATTTTCGTCGCTGGCATGGCTATGCCGTGCTTCTCTTCGATGCGCCGACGCCTGGCGTAAATCTGCCGGACGTCAATTTTTAAAGCATCAGCGACCTTCTTGGCGTTTCCGAAGCGTTGCCAAGCCTCGATGATCTGCTCATCGGTCAGGAGTTTCGGCACGAGGCCTCCGAAGGTGAATCAGTAGGTCGAGCTGGTGAAAAACTGGTGGTACAGATGCCCTTGCTGGTCGATGAAGGCCTCATCGGACGCGAGCGGGTGCGACTGCATGGTCGCAACGGCATGAGCAAGCTCGTGGAAGAAGACCTGCTCTTTGAGGGTTTGCATCTGCCCCGCGACGATGTCGATGGTCAGGCGGGACGGGTCCCAGATGCCGACGCAGTCCTTGCCGTGCCGCCAGCGATCGCGGCGGACGATGCGCACCCGGACCGTGTGCCCCATGAGCTCGAACCGTTTCGGGATGCGAAAGGGCTGACGCTCGGTGCGCACGGCCACGGTCAGCGGTGCGGCAGCGGGGTCGTCGTGACCGCGCGCAGCGCGAGGTTGGCGACCGAGCCCACGAGCAGGATGCCGGCGGCGACCTGCGACCCGAAGAGCGTGGTGAGGTGTGCACCCGAGAGCTCGAGGCCGCCTAGGACGGCGAGCGCGACGTTGATCCAGACCGTGCGCGAGCGCAGGGCGCCGCGCAGCCCGTCGGCCGTGCTGATGGTGGTCTCGTCGGTCATACATGCCTCCGCAGGGTGTCGGCAAGCGCGGCACAGCATGCCGCGCGGTGGGTGCGGATTTGCTCCGCGTGGTAGATGAACTCGGGCTCGAGGATCAGCGCCATGCACCGGGTCCGCAAAAGAAAACCGAGGGTTCCTTTTCGCGAGTCTCCCTGGTACCAGCCGGGCTTGATGCCGCGGCTCGGCAGGAAAAACCGGGCGAGCACCGCCTGCACCTCGGCCGCGAGCGCCATGCTTGGCGCCAAGCCCGGAACGTGCAGGGTCTCGGAGCCGCGCGCAGTCGGGGTCGCGGCGTTGAAGTGCACCTCGATGGCGAGATCCCACGGGCGCGCGCGCGCGTTGATCCAGCGGATCTTCGCGCCGAGCTCGAGCGACGGCACGAGCTGCGCGCCGGGCAGGTGGCGGGAGATTTCCGCCACCCAGAGCCGCGCCTCATGGTGCTCGACGAAACCGCGCCAGGCCGCGCCAGGCGCCGCCGGCGAGTGACCGGCGGAGAGGAACAGGCTCACCGGCCGCGATCGAGGGCGCGATCTAGCTTGTCCTCGATCGACTGTAGCCGCGCGGTCTGGTCGGCGAGCCGCGCCTCTATCACCGCGATGCGGCGGTCCGCTTCGGGCTGAATCTTCACCTGCTCGACGGTCTGGATACGGCGGCTCATTTCGTCGAGCCGTTGCGTCATCGTCGCGCCCCACCAGATCAGCGCGACAACCAGCGACGCGTCGACGACGAGCGAGCCGAGCGGCACCCGGAACTTCGAGAGATCGGTCGCGCTCATGTCAGCAGTCCTCGGCGTCGGCGAAGAGCGGCGAGCCGGCCTGCTCCGGCACCCAGACCCGCATGGTCTCGGTGCGCAGCACCAGCAGCTCGGGGCCGTCGGCCGACGGCACCGGCACCGTGACCTCGCGCTCCTCGTAGTGCGCCGGGACGACGGACGGCTGCGAGCGCACCCACTCGTAGGCCTCGGCGGTGCCGCCGTGGCCGAGGTAGCCGGAGAACGTCTGCCGCGCGTCTGCGAGCGGCGGCATCCCGGCCTCGCGCGCGGCCTGGTCGCGGTAGCCCGCGAGCTCGACGGTGCCGTGGCCGGTGGCGAAGGCGGTCGTGATCGAGGCGATGCGCCAGTATTCGCAGGCGTGCCCGGATGGAAGGGTGAGAAGTTTGCGCAGGGCCATCGGCGTTACTCCACGCTGGTGAGTGCAAGGGTGTTCTTGGAGACGGTCGTGTTGACGTTCGCCCACGAGGTGAAGCGGAGCTTGAACGTCTTGTCCGTGGTGCCGCCGCTGGTGTCGGTGTAGGTGCCCGAGCCGCCTGCGCTTTGCTGGTAGTAGCCCGCCTCGCTTAGCGACGGGATAGGCGCTAACCCGAAGTTCGACCCGGTGAAGTTGAAGGTGGCGACGTCGGTATAGGAGCCGGTGCCGATCTTGCGCGAGAGCACCACGGTGAAAGTCGGGTTTTGTTTGGTCGTGGCGTTGTAGTCGGTGAGGCCCTGCGTCGTTCCGGGGAAATCGTCGTCGCCGAGGAAATCCAGCGCCATCGTGAGCGTGATATTCCCGCCGTTGGTCGAAATCGGCCCGAGAATGGCCTCGTTTGCGCTAGTGAGGTTCGTCCCCTGCACGCTGTTCTTGAGCACACCTGCGAGCAGCGCGCCGCCGAAGTAGGCGGTGCCGTTGGTCTTGAGGTAGTACGTCGCGTTCGATTCGGTGCAGTTGGCGAGGTTCGCCTGGTAAGGCCCATACCACTCGATGAACTGCGACGAGCTGCCGAACGGCGCGCCGGTGACCTTCATGTAGGAGCCGGTCGTGGCGATCGTGCGGCCGTTGGAAACGTCCACCCGGAAGGTGTCGGCGGTGTTGCGGATGACGCCAGCCGTGAGCGTGCCGACGTTCGCCGAGATGGCATCGAGCGACGAGACCGAAAGTTTCGCGGCCGTGATCGAGCCCGCGCTGACCTTGTCGGCCGTGACGGCATTGGCGGAAATGTTGGTCGCGGTGATTGCGTTCGCGGCGATCTTGTCTCCGGTGATTGTCGAGGCGGTAATCTTTTCGGCCGTGACCGCTCCGGCTGCGAGCTTGGCCGTCTCGACCGCGCCCGCAGATATCTTTGCGGCGGTAATCGCATTAGCGGCGATCTCGTTCGCGGTCACCGCATCGGCCGCGATCTTACCGGCGACGACTGCGCCGGCGGCAATCTTGGCGGCCGTGACCGCGTTCGCCGCGATCTTGTCGGCGACGATGGCGTTAGCCTGGATTTCAGTCGCGCCGATCGCGTTCGCGGCGACTTTCCCGGCGACGACTGCGCCGGCCACGAGCTTCGGCGTGGTGACCGCATTGTCGGCGATCTCGGTCGCGGTGATGGTGCCGGGAAGGATCTCCTCCGGTCGCGGCGAGAAGCCGGACGGCAGCTCGCCCTGCTCGACCTGCGGCGCGCAGATGTCGATGGACGCGCCCGAGAATAGAAAATTAAAACCGTTCCCGCCCGGCTCAAACGAAATGTAAAGCGAGCCGACCTGCGTGTGGATATTATCGTTCGGCTGCACGCGCCACGCGTACCGCTGCCAGGTGCCGTTGATGAGCGGCGGGTTGGCGATCTGCACCGCCGGGCTGAAGCCCATGTTGGAGTAGAGGCCCTGCATCGTGCGGCCAACCGCGCCGGCGCCGTTCGAGCGAGCCCAAAACGAAATCACATAGGTTAGACCGGGCGTCCACGAATCCACGCCGGCGCCCGGCACGCCGATATTGTTCGCGGTGTAGAGGCCGAAAGTGTTTCCGACGGTTTCGTTCGCGGTCAGGCGGAAGAAGTTACCGCCGAACAATCCGCCGGAATTGATGCTCGGCGTAACCGAATGAGCGCCGTTGTTGTAGAGGCCCCACCCAGTCGGATAGCCGCCCGCGTGCGCGCGGAAGGCCGCGTTTCCGAGAAGGTTCCCGCCGCCGACGCCGACATTTAACTGCGACGCGACGACTTGACCGGTGACCTTCGCCGCCGCGATGTCCGCGATCTGCGCGTTCGTCAGTTGCCCGGTCACCTTGCCCGCGCCGACGGCCGCGATCTGCGAGTCCGCGAGCTGCCCGGAGATGTCCGCCGCCGGGACCGCCGTGGACCACGCCGCGCCCGTGTAGCGGTAGAGCTTATCGTCGGTGGTGAGGTACACCATCCGACCCTCGAAGAGGTTCGTGCTCGGGAGCGCGCCGACGATCTCGTAGCCGGTCTTGTTCTTCGCGAGCGTAAAGGTCGCCTGATAGGTCACGCCGCCGTAGACGGCCGAGAGCGTCAGCGTGCCGGTGTCGCCGGTCATCGCGGTGACGCGGTAGTAGCCCTTGGGCTGGCCGTTGACCGGCGTGTTGGTCGCCGTGTTGACCGTGCCGGTGACGCCCGAGCCCGCGAGCGCCGAGAGCGTGGCCGAGGCCGTGACGTCGGTCGCGCCGTCGCGCACCGTGACCGTGCCGACCGCGTCCGCGAACGACGGGACCGTCCCCTCGGCGAAGGCGAAAAGCTGCACCGCGTCGCGCGAGAGCGAGATCGAGACGGCGTTCGTCCCGTTGCTGCCGTTCGAGCCGTTCGAGCCATTGGTCCCGTTCGTCCCGTTCGTCCCGTTGACGCCCGCGCGCGCCTTGGTGACGCTGAAAACCTTGTCGACGGTCACGCCGCCGAAGCTTGCGCGGAAGGTCGCCGTGCCGACGTCCGCCGACATCGCGGTCGCCGAGTAGGCGCCGGTCGTGGCGTTGATCGTCGCGGTGAGGTTGCTCGATGCAAAGAGCGAGAACGTCGCCGAGGTCGTGACGTCGACCGCGCCCGCGAGCACCTTGAAGGAGCCCGACGCGCCAGCGAAGGATGCGACCGTGCCGGCCGAGTCCGCCGCAACCGCGACAGCCTCGTTGGTGAGGTACCCGGTAACGGTCGGCGGACGCGCCGCGGCGGTGGCCGAGCTCGTGGTCGTGGCCGGATGCCAGGCGGAGACCGCCCGCTCGAGCCGCGAGCGCGCCCAGTAGAACCGGGCGACCTGATCGGCGAGGACGTGCTTGAAGTCCGAGGACCGGCCGTCAAACACCTTGACCGCCGTGGTCCGGTCGTTGGTGGTCGAGGCGAAGATCTCGACCGCGTCATAGCTCGCGGGGTCGGTGGGAAGCGTCCAGGAGACGAGCACGAAGCCGTCCTGGGCGACCGCCGTCAGACCCGAGGGCGCAGGCGGGGCAGCCACCGGGTCGGCCGTTGCCGTCTCCGGAGCCGGGATGAACTGGATGCGCTGGGCGGAGCCGGCCAGCGAGCGGCCGGAGATGACCGCCGGGTCGGGGTAGCCGGCCCACGGGTCCTCGTTGTCCGAGTAGCGGTGATACGGCTCGTTGTCGAGGAAGGTGAGCTTGCCCGACACCTGCGCCGGCTGCGGGATGGTGCCGGTGTTGGCGATGAAGCGGTTCGTGAGATCCGGCGCAGAGACGGCCGAGCCGTCGAGCAGCAGCAGGAACGAGCCCGGGCCGCCAGCGCCGCCCGCGCCCGGGTAGTACATGTTCGGCAGCGGTCCGTGCAGCGACGGAGCGGTCGGGCTGTTGCCGGACAGGTTGATCGTCGCCGATGCGCCGGTCGAGAAGCCGCGCGAAATGACCGCGAGCCCCGCGCCACCCGCCGCCCCCGCCCCGCCCTGCGCACGCAGGTCAGCCTTGCCGCCCGAGGTGATCTTGCCGCCCGGCCCGCCGCCGGTGCCGCGCAGGTCGGTCGGCAGGCCGGTCAAAGTGTTGCCCGAGACCGTGACCTCAAGATAGGGGAACGCGGCGTGCTTGCCCTGCGTCACGGGCACCGGGACGGTCTGCAGCCGGGCGTTGCCGTTGGCGTAGTCCTGCGCGGCGTCGATGCCGTCGAGGCCGCGGCTGTTCCCCACCCAGCCCGGGTTGCCGAGCAGCTGCACGGTCGGACTGGTGTTGTCCGCCACGCCCGCCAGACCGCCGCCGACGCCGTTGATGGTGCCGTTGACGGTCAGGTAGCCGCGGATGCGCAGCTGCACGTTGCCACTGATGTTCAACGTGCAACCTTGAGGAATGGTCAGGTCGCCATCGTGGTACCAGATGGACCCGGACGCGGTGAGGCTAGAGCCGCCTGTGAGCGTGTAGGAGCCGGTCGCCATCACGCCCCCGGTGATGGTCGCAACCGACGAGAGCGCCGCCCCTGCGGCCGTGTAGAACGCGTTCGGGAGCGCCGTCGTGGCGGTGGTCGGGGAGAGCGCCGAGGCCGGGGACGTCGAGCCGAAGAGCTCGAGCTGCACCGCGCCGGTCTTGTGATTGACCGAGAGGTTCTGGATCTCGAAGGCGCGGTCGATGGACGCGCCCGCCCCGGCGTAGTCGCGGACGGAGGCATAGCGGACCCGCACCACGTCGCCGACCTCAAGCCGGTTGAGCGAGTGCAGCACCGTCACGGAGAGCCGCTCGGGCGGCGCGGCGTAGCGGTCGCGCAGGGCGTCGACGAGCTGGTACAGCAGGGAGTCGGTCGCCTTACCGCCGTAGAGGCCCTTGAACTTGAGGTCGAGCGGGTCGGCCTTGCCGTGCGTCGCGGCCGAGCTCGCGTCGATGAGCGCCGTCGTGCGCGTGTAGTCCGAGCCGTTCCAGTTCCAGAACACCCGGAACACGTTGTGCAGGTCGCCCATGTCATGGACGAGCTCGCCCACCTGGACGCTGTTCGACTCGTCGAGGGTGGCGACCGTGGCCGCATCCGAGAGCACGCGCGCGGCGCGGCGCAGGCCCCAGGCGCCGTCGGCGTAGACGGGCATGAAGACGCCCAGCAGCCGGCAGATCTCCTCCTCGAGGAACTTCTTGCCGTCGGTCTTCTTGAGCCCCTCGAACCGGATCACCACGCCCGCGTTGGCGCCGTCCCAGAGATCCCCACCGATGCCGGTGAAGTCTGAGGTGCGGATGAGCGAGGTGTCGATGCCGAGGTGCCAGGACGCCGGGAGCGTCGCGGCGTCGCCGTAGAGCTGCCCCGTGAGGATGGCGTAGGCGATCTTAACCGCCGGCAGCTCGAGGTAGACGTGCTCGGTGACCTTCTCGCGGCGCGCCGCCGGAGTGGCCGCGTCCACGTCGTAGGCGGCCGCGATGGTGCCGAGGACGCCACGGACGCAGCCGGTGAAGGTGGTCGCGGTCTTGCCGGTGTAGCGGATGACCTCGTCCCGGATCTTGATATAGCCGACGGTCGCGTTCGCGGCGTCGGTGTAGGTCGGCCCGTGGTAGACGGTCGTGAAGCCGGCCGTCGAGCTCACCGTCACCGTGGTGTCGGTCGCCGAGAGGGACTGCGCGAGGGTGGTCTCGGCGAGCTCGAAGATGTCTTTCTTCGCCGACCGCTGGATGTCCGCGCAGGAGATCTGATAGCGGCCCTTGTCGAAGGTCGCCTCGGTCACCCGCTGGGTGCCCACCCGCACGAAGTCGGCAAAGGCGAGCCCGGCGTAGCCGAGGAAGAACTCGACCTGCTTGTCGCGCAGGCCAGCCGCGGCGCCGAGCCGCGAGCGGATCTCGTCGGTGAGCGTGCCCGCGAGGTCGGCCACTTGGAACGAAGCCGAGCCGATTTCCGAGCGCCCCTCGATGGGATTGAGGCGCTGCGAGACGATGCTCGGCTCGATGAGCGCGCCGTCGATGACGGCACCCGAGAGGCCCGTGATGCCGGTGTGGCTCGTGATGAGGATGGGCGTCGAGAAGTTGATGCGAACGACGAAGCGCGGCTCCTTGACGGAGGCGCTGTTCAGCTCGTTGAAGGCGGCCGGGTCGGTGCGCATCAGACTTCCTCGAGGTCGAAGGAGACGCGCATGGCGTCATCGTTCGGCGTGGCGCCCGTACCGTCCAAGCGCTCGAAGTTGTAGTTGGCAGACACGCGCCGCGCGGTGTGCGTCGTGCCCATCGCGGCGACCGTGCCGTAGGGGGAGAACGTGAACGACTCGCCCGCCTCGACCGAGTGCAGGAACTCGGCCAGCGCCGCGCGCTCGGTGGCGTTGAGCACAAGCGCGATGGCCGACCAAGTGGTCTTGCCGTAGAAGTAAAGCGTCTCGGTCTTGTCTGAAAGCGACCGCTGCGTCTCCGCGCCGACCTTGCGGCCGACACCGAGACCGCCCTCGACGAGCCGCAGGTCGAGGCTGTACTGCGCGCCCGCGGTGTGGCCCGCGATGAGGCTGCGCTTCGCGGTGTAGGTCACTGCGGCCATGCGTCAGGCTCCGGTGATCAGGCCAGCCTGGCGGCTGTTCCCGTTGATGAACACGACGTCGCGGTTGTTGATCGCGTCGGAGAGCTGGCCGACCAGCCAGTCGGCGGTCTCGCGCGAGGAGAACACGCTGCCCTGGATGACGACCTGCGCCACACGGGGCGCTTGCTCGGCCTGCTGCGCGTTGCCGGCGGGCTGCTGCAGGGCGCTCGGAGACGCACCCCCGGACCCGCCGCCGAAGCTGGTGGCGTTCGTCCCGGGGTTGGTCGCCTTGATCTGCTTGACCTGCTTGTAGCCGTTGGCGAGGACGGCAGCCGCTGCGGCGATGTTCGCCGGGAACGGCACCTCGCGAAGCGCGCGGGTGGCGCCGACCGACGTGCTGATGATGGCCTGCGCGATGGCGAACTTCTTGTCGCTGGCGAACAGCGCGCCCATGATCGAGCCCGCCGTCGAGACCAGCGACTGGCGCAGCGTCATCTCGCGCTCGAACTGCGAGGTCTGCAGCTGCTCCTGGGAGATGGCAAACACCGACGCCATGTCGCCCAGGATGGTGTTTTGCTGCGCGACTGCGTTGATACGGCCCGAGATCTGCTGCGCGTCGATGCCCGCGAGGATGGACGCGTTGTCGAACGCGAGCATTTGCAGGTTCGAGAAGTGCAGCGCGGTCAGGTCGTACTCGCGCTTGAAGTTCTTCTCGCGCTCCGCCTGGTCGCGCTCGCGGATCTCCGCCGGGGTGAGCGCACGCTGGCCGCCCTTCCCGCCGCCGCCGGCACCACCGCCGCCCAAGTTGGGGACCTGCGGCTGCATGATGTCGACCGGGACCGTCGTGGGGGCGCTGGTCAGGGCCCCGGCCGCAGCCGCCCGCATGGCGTCGATCTCGGCACGCACGCCACGGATGGCCTGCTCAAGGCCGCGACGGCCGAGCACCACGCCCTGCCCTTCGACGTATCCGAAATTGAAGAAAAGCGGGATGGAGTCCCGCGATTCCTGCAGGATCTCGAGCTTGCGCTGCAGCTTCTCGAGCTCGCCGCCGCCGCCCGTCAGGATGCGCAGCGACTTGATCCACTCGTTCGTCTCCCGCAGGAGCGGGACGAGGATGGTGGACGCGAGCGCGGTGAGCTCGATGGCGGTGTTCTTCGCGCCGGTCGTGAGGACGTCGAGCTGGTCGCCCAAGGTGTCGACGTTGGCGATCGCCTGCGCCGAGACCGGGCCGCCGATGGCGGAGAGCTGCGCCGCCACCTCCTCGCCGTTGGCTCCCAGGGCGACCAGCGTCGGGATGAGCTCCGCGCCCGAGCGCCCGAAGAGCGCCATCGCGGCGGTGGTCCGCTCGGCGGGGTCCTCGATAGCCGCGATCTTCTGCGCGATGGCTTCGAACTGCTGGTCCGGGGCGAGCGCGAGGATCTGCTGGGCAGAGAGGCCGAGCCGGTCGAGCGCGGCGACCGCTTCCTTGCCGCCCTCCTCCGCGCCCACGAGCGCCTTCTGCATCCGCGCGACGGCGCCAGAGACGCCCTCGAGCGAGCCGCCCGAGAGCGTCGCCGCGAACTGCAGCCGCTGCAGGGCGTCGACCGACATGCCGGTCTTGACCGCGGTGTCGTTCAGCGCGCCGGCGGCCTGCATCGCTTGGGTGACGACCGCCGCCATCGAGAACGTGGCGACGATGCCGCCCAAGTTCTTGAACGCACCGGACAGCGCGGAGACTCCGCTGTCGGTCTTCTTCAGCTCGCCCTTCACGCGGTCGAGCTCGGAGCGCATCTGCGCCGAGTCCGCCGCCATCCGGACGACCAACGTGCCGATGTCAGCCATGATTCACTCCGCCAACCATCGCGGCGAGGATGCGCCGCTGTTCTTCCACCGACTGGCCGCGCTCGGGCTCGGCCTTGCGCGCCGGGACAAAGTCCTCGACGCGCCAGCTCTTGCCGTTGCGCTTCGGCCCGGCAGCGTTCGCCACCGTCGAGGCCACCATGCCCATCCGCCAGTTCTCCACCTCGAAGCCGAAAGGCTCGAGCTGGAAGAACGCGCCCCAGGTCGTGAACTCTTCGGAGCTCATCCGCTCCTGCAGCTCACCGACCGGGATGCCGAACTGCGCCGCGAGCCGGAACCAGAGCAGCAGCTCCGGCTCGCGTGTCAGTTTTTTTCGGCGGCCTCGTCGGCACCCTTGCCGAGCCCGGACGCCTCGATCACCGCCTTGGCGATCGCGGAGACCGAGGCCCCGTCGAGCGCCGCCACGTCGTCGACCGCGTCGAACAGGCGCACGCCGTCGGCGTCGCAGAGCCCCATCCAGGCGACCCGGTGGTCGGAGACCGGCTCGCCGCCAGCCTCAGCCTCGGCCGCCCACTTCTGCAGCTGGACGCGCTCGGCGCCAGAGAGGCCCCGGACGAAGAGCTCGACGCCGGCCACGGTGATCGGACGGACCGATGCCTTGGCAAGCGTCGAGCTGATCTGTGCCCGCAGGAGATCCCGGGACGCCGGCATTACGGGGTTACCGTCGGCAGCGCGGTCAGCTCGAGCGTGGCGTTGACCACGATCTCGCCGCCCTCAGCCGTGAGGCTGTCGATCTCGAACTTCGTGAAGAAGCCGCGGACCTGCACCTGGTACGCGCCCGGGTCGGGGAGCGTGATGCGGTAATTGTGCTGCGTGCCGGCGAGCAGCCGGGTGCGCATGGCCTCGTGGGTGGTGTCGGCCGGGTCCCAGAGGAGCTTGAGCTCGACGTTCTGCGGGTCGTGCGTGCCGACCATGCGCTCGGGGTAGCTCGAGCCGAGGACGTAGGCGTCCACGACCTTGCGGGCGTATCCCGACCACTTGACCTCCTGAACCTGCGCGACCGCGGCGAACACCTCGGTCGGGGTCGCGCCGTCGCCGGCCGAGAACACCGTGCCGGTGGAAATGTATGCGGGCATCTTCTTTCTCCAGAAAAAAGCCGCCCGAAGGCGGCTGGGTTGCTACGCGCCCGGGCGGGCGATCAACGGAACACGAAATCGAAATCCTGCTGCACGACGCGGAGCGTCCGGTCGCCGTCGGCGTTGGCCTGCTCCTGCTGCTGCACGAGCGTCGCGCGCAGCACGGTCACGCCGGACACCGAGCCCGACCAGCCATCGAGGCCGGTCACGATCGCGGCGGCCACCGGGGCGACCTGCGCCATGGTGTCGCCCACGGTCTCGATCCGGAGCGTCGCCCGCTGCAGCAGCGGCGCGTTGCCGAGCGTGCGCGCCATGCCGGCGCCTGCCGTGCGCGAGACAGCGACTGCGGGCAGCTGCGGCTCCTGCACGATGACCTCGCGGTAGACCCGCTGGCCGGCACCCGTGGCGAGCGCCTTCACGCGCGCGATGATGGCGTTCTCGATGCTCATGGATCGACGAGCCTTTCGGTTGCGGTCGAGCGTTGGCGCGCGCGGCCGGCGATGCGGTCGAGCGCCTGCCCGAGGATGCGGCGGAACTCCGCCGGGATGCTGTTGCGGGTCGCGTCCCAGGCGGGGCCGAGGAACGGTCGAGCGCCCACCTTGCGCGCGGCGCGGCCCTTGGCCGTAAAGCCGAACTCGACCAAGTGCCCGTAGAAGATGCCCTTCCGGCGGCGCTGGTAGTACAGGTTGTGCAGCGCAAGGCCGCGACGGTCCTTCTTCTTCGGACCTACCTGCACGGCGACCGTCTGGTTCGCCCGCGGCGTCACGGTCACGATCTTGATCGCCTCAGCCAGTGCACCCGAGCGCGACCCGCTCCGGGCGTTGGCGACCGCCTGCTTGCGGAACTGCAGCAGCGACCGCCGCGTCGCGCGCGTGAGCAGCTTCTTCCCGGCCACCGCGTCGAGCTCGAGCAGGCGGGCCTCGAGCTCGCGCAAGCCCTCGACCTTGATGTCCGAGACGACGGGCATCAGGTGAACCGCTCGAGCGTCATGATCTGCAGCTCGCGACCGCCAAGGTCCACGTCGACGATCTGCTTGATGTCAAAGAGCCGGGTGCCGAACCGGATGCGGTCCTTCGGCGTCAGGGTCACCCCCGGGATGCCGCGCATCACGATACGGGTGGAGATGTCCGCCTGGATGTGCGAGGCGGCGAGGTACTCGCGCCCCGACAGCGGCTCGATGCCGGCCCACACGGTCGCAAGCGCCGTCCATGTCTGAACTTGGTCGCCATACGCGTCCGTGCCGTCCGTGGCGCGCTCGACGGTCACCCGGTGGCTGAGGCGGCCGGCCTTCACGCGAACGCCCTGTAATCGGCCAGAAGCATCGACACGGCCATGGGGTACGCGTTGACTATGTTGCCCACGTTCACCGCCTCGCGGTTCTCGTACCAGTGACCGACGAGCAGGCGCATCGCCTGCATCACGGGCTGGGGCACGAGCTCGGGGCCGCCGTACCCGGCGACGAACTCGACCTGCACGGCGCCGAGCTTCTTGGCCGGGGTCGGCCAGGCGAAGCCGTTGCGCGGTGCGATGCGCGGGACGTTGCCTGTCAGGTCGGCCTCCCACTGGGCACTCGACCAGGTCACGAGCGACCCGGCGGTGTCGTGGTAGCGGACGGCCGTCACGGACTGGACGGGGTGGACCGGCAGGGAAAGCGGCTTGCCGGCGGGGAAGTCGTCGACGGTGCCGAGCAGCGTCCGGGTGCACAAGGCGACGCCGGTCTCGGACTCGATGTGCTGGCGCGCGGCCAGGATGAACCCGGCGAGCGCACCGTCATCGTCGAAAGTGTCGATGCGCAGGTGCGCGCGGGCCTCGGCGAGCGACAGCGGCTCAGCCGTTGGGGGTGTCAGGATGGTGATCTTCACCGGCGGGCACGACGCCGCGCAGGGGCGGGCGCCGCCTCCTCGGCCGGAGCGGCAGCGGGAGCCTCCTCGGGCTCAGCCACAGGCTCAGGGGCGGGCGCAGGCGCGTCGGCGTACTCCGCGACCATGGCCTCCTCGACCAGGTGACGGGCAAGGCGCTCGTCGCAGCGCAGCAGGTCGCCGGCCGAGAACGCGCCGAAGGCGCTGTTGCTGCCGGTCGTCTTGAACTTCACGAGCATCGTGTCTCTCCGTAAAACGATGGAAGGGGGCGGGGGCCGAAGCCCCCGCCCCCATTCCGCCCGGCAGATCAGGCCGGGACCGACCGATTAGGCCGGGGTGAGGTCGCCGGCGCGGATCGCGGCCGGGATCTCGGTGGCGAGCGCGAGACGGCGCTCGGCACGGATCGTCACGAGGTTCTTCGTGAAGTTGTCCGAGTCCGAGTCGCTCAGCTCGACGACCACTCCCTCGCGGTTGTAGATCATCGAGGCCTGCGCGAACGCGCCGACCGCCACGTTGTCGAGCGTCATGCCGACGCTGGCGACGACGGGCAGGCCGAACAGGGTCGGCCGACCGGCGACGTCCACGGCCACGCGCGCCGTGTTGCCGCTGCCCGCGACCATGAGGTCGCACTCGATCTGAGCCCAGTCCACCGGGTTCAGCACGATGCCGTCCGGCGCGTAGCCGGCGTTCTGCAGGTCGCCGATGATCTTGCGGATCAGGACGAGCTTCTTCAGCACCGTGCCGAGGTTCGCGTCGGCGTAGCCGTGCGCGGTGAAGTTCCCGGCGTTGAGGAACCCGCTGATGTTCGGCGCGGTGCCGTTGCCCGAGACGAGCTGCGTCTCGACGCGACGGTTGACGCCGTAGGTCATGCGGGCGTTGACGTAGGCCGCGAGCGCGGAGTTGTCGGCCGCGAGCTGGCGGCTGATCTTGATCCAGTGAGCGACGGTGCTCACCGGCATGTTGACCAGCGACCAGGTCAGGTCGGTCTCCGGCTTCGCCACGCCCTCGGCGCGCTCCGCGGCGTTGTTCACGAACGAGGCCTCGCGCGTGAACTCGATCGCGTTGCTCGAGGTGGCGGTCGACGGCAGGAGCGACTCGAGGGTCAGGACCGGCGCGGCGCCCGGGACGATGCCCGGCCGACGATCCGGCGCGACGTTGGCGTCGCTACCCGTGAGGGTGTTCTTGACCTCGACGCGCGCCTTGCCGGTCTGGCCGGCGGCGAACGCCTGGTACTTCTCACTCTTGACGAGCTGAGCACCCCAGGACTGGTCCGGCGCGGTCGTCTCGCCGCGACCCGAGCCCTTCTGCTCGAGCACGACCAAGCGGTCGGCCATCTCGCGCTGCTGGACGCCGAGGGCGTCGATCGCAGCCTTGGTCTCGGTCGACACGCGACCGGCCTCCTTGACCTCGCGGTCCGCCTTCTCGGCGAACGTGGCGAGGTTGCGCTCGATGGTCTCGAGCGACTTGATGACGGCTTCCGTCATGGCTTATCTCCTTCGATGGTTGGATGGGTCAACAATGCGCGGATCAAGCGATGGTCCGTGCGAGGCGCTGCAGGCGCTCCGCCACTTCCCGCTCGAACTTCGCCGCGTCGTCTGCCCCGGGGTCCCCCGCGGAGAAGATCGTCTTGGCACGGGCGACGAGCGCAGTCGCCGCCCCCTTGCTGAGGCCGCCTGCATCCCGCAGGAAGCGCTCGAATTCACGGATGGTCTCGACTTCGGCGATGGCCGCGTCGAGCTCGGCCGCCTTGACCGAGCTCAGGTCGACGCGCGCGGCGGCATCGGCCGGGAACACGACCGGCGAGACCTCGACGAGGTTCGACCACTTGCGGATCACGCGTCCGCCCTCGGTCTCCTCGTAGTCGCCCTTCTTGAGGTAGCCGCCGATCGACAGGCCGTCGATGGTGCCGTGCATCATCCCGGCGCGGACGTCGGACGCGAGCCCGAGGCCCGGCGTCAGCTCGCCCTGGACGAAGAGGCCATGGTCGTCCTCCTTCGCGGAGGTCCACTTGCCGATCGGCATGGTCCAGTCGTGGTTGTAGAACATCTTCGGCTTGCCGTTGTTCCGAAGCGTCGACTCGAAGGCGCCCTTGATGATGGTGTCACCGTAGGAGTCGACGCCGCCGAACACCGAGGCGTAGCCCTCGAAGGTGCCGGAGTCGCCGTCCATCTTGAGCTGGACGTCGGTCAGGGTCAGGGTCTTGCGGACGAGCATGGTCGTGTCCTCACTGGGCGGCCGGCGCGGAACCGTCCGCGTCGGAATTGGTGGCTGCGGCGCTCAGCGCGCCGAGCTGCGAGACGGGCGCGAGGTTGACCTGCGCCGTGAATACTTCGCCGCCCGCGTAGGGCTCGGCGTTCTCGAGCTGGCGGCACTCGTTCCGGCTGTAGATGCCGTTCTGCACCGCGGTCGAGTAGATCTCCATCCGGTCCTTCAGCGACGAGCGCAGCAGCGCGTCGAGCGAGAACTCGGCGGTCATCGTGGCGCGCTGGGCGGGCGTCATCACCCGCTTGCGCACGGCCTGCTCGATTGAGACGAGCATCGGCCGGACAGTGAACTTGTGGAACCCGTCGACGATCTGCTCGATGCCTGAGCCCCAGGTCGTCACGTTCGAGTGATGGACCAGGACGGGCGGCACGTCGAACCAGCGACAGATTTCCTCCACTTCGAAGCGCCGCGACTCCAGCAGCTGCTGGTCCTCGGGCGACAGCGACAGCTGCTGGTATTTCATGTTCGCCTCGAGCACGAACAGGCGCGAAGCGTTGCCGGACTGCATCTCGGCGAAGCGCTCCTGGATCTTCTTGCGCTGCTCGTCCTTCAGGAGCTGGTCGACCATCAGGACGCCCGTCGGCTTGCCCGCGGCCGAGAACAGCCGGTGCGACTGCGTCTGGGCGCTCTTGGCCTCGGAGGTCGTCGCGCGCATGTAGTCGAGGCGCGGCAGGCCGACCGTGCCGTTGCCGAGGTCCTTGAGGTGCAGGACGTTCTCTTCGGCGAGGAACACTAGGTCGTTCTCGATGCGGTACTGGTAGACGACCGAGCCGTCGTCGAGCACGGCCAGCTCGACCTGGTCGGCCGACATCGGCCAGAGCGAGATCGCCTCGCCCGTGCGCGGGTCGCGGTCGATGCGCGCGTAGGCGTTGCCCCGCAGGTCGTGGTTGAGCAGCATCGCGACCCAGAACTCGTACGGCGTCATGCGCTGGTTCGGCGACTCGTGCAGCAGCGTCCACAGCCGCGACTGGCGCGCCAGCGTCCGCCGGCCGTCCCGGCTCTCGTAGGCGAAGAACGGCAGGCTCGCGATGGTCGTCGCGCGGCGCGAGATGCAGGCCCAGACCGTCGAGATCTGCAGCGCGACGTCAGGCCCGACGAGCGCGGCATCCGGCACCAGCGCGGAGCTCGGCGCGCTGTCCTGCTTGCCCGTGCGGTCGGCGAGGGCGTTGCCGCCCGACAGCCAGCGGAAAAAAGTCGCGAATCGGTTCATGCGTTCACCCAATCGCCGGCGAGTCGAGGAATGCGTCCAAGTTCTGGCCCTCCGGGGCGAGCGAGGCGCGGGCCATCGCCATCAGCAGGCAGACCATGCCGTCGATCTTCTCGGCACTGCGGCGCTTGTCGGGCGCCAGGTTCATGTTCGCGTCGCGCCTCGGGACGAGGTTCGCCGCGTTCCAAGTCAGCACAGGGTCGCCGCCGTGCCGCAGTCGGCCGGCGATGTAGGCGCGCTCGAGCGCCTGAAACCCCGGGTGAAACGACTTCGGCCCCTGGATGAACTGCACCATCGGCAGCCCTGCTGCCATGAGCCGGTTCGTCAGATCCGTCGCGTTCCACGGGTCGAAGGCGACCTCGATCGGCTTGAACCGTTCGAAGTCGGCCATGACATCGCGCTCGACCACGGCGTAGTCGGTGACGTCGCCCTCGGTCTGCGTGATCAGCCCCTGCGCGACCCACGACCCATACGGGACAGAGCCGCGCTCGGTGCGCTGCGCGACCGCCGACTGCGGCACCCAGAAGCGCCCCCAGGTGTAGAACACCCCGTCGCGCTCCCAGACCATGCGCCAAGCGGTCATGTCGCGTGTCGACGCGAGGTCGAGCGCGGCCCAGCAGCGGGCGCCCTCGAGCTCGGCAAGGTTCACCTCGCCTGCGCAGCGCTTCCACCGGCGCAGATCGACCCACGCCTCGGCGGCTGCAGCGGGCCGGTTCAGCCGCTTGATGCGGAACTCGGCCAGCGTGCCCGGCTGCGCCTTGGCCTCGGCGGCGTACTCGCGCAGCTTCTTCAGCGACACCGAGACCCCGAGCAGCGGGTTCGCCTTGATCCACTTCGACTCGTCGAAATCGTCGTCGCCATCGTCGAGGCCGTAGTACACGGCCAAGTAGTGGTCCGCCTCGACCAGTCCCTCGAGGAGCTGGAAGGCGAACTTGCGCTGCTCACCCCACGGCCCCGGGTTCTCGTAGCCCTCGGTCGTCGTGTAAAGGAACAGCGGGGACTTGCGCGCGCCGGCGGCCGACCGCAGGACGTCGAACAGGTCGCGCGACTTGTGCGCGTGCAGCTCGTCGAAGCACAGCGCCGACGGGTTAAGGCCGTCCTGCGTCGAGGCCTTCGCGTTGATCGGGCGGAACGTGCCGCCGACCTCGTAACGCGCGATCGCGTTCGCGAAGGGCTCGAGCGTGAAGGCCTCGCGAAGGTCCGACACCTTCTCGACCATCCGCTTCGCGACGCTCCAGACAATGCGCGCCTGGGCGCCGGTGGTCGCCGCCGAGATCACCTGCGGACCTACTTCAGGCTCGGCGCAAAAGATGTAGAGCAGGATGCCGGCCGCGAGCGCCGACTTCGCGTTCTTGCGGGCGACCGCGAACAGCGCCGTCGTGAACCGCCGCGACCCGTCGTCGTTGCGGAACCCGAACAGGTTCACGATGAAAAACACCTGCGCGGGCTCAAGCGTGATCGTCGGCGTCTCCCACACGCCCTCGACGTGCGGCAGCTGCTCGATGAACTCGCACGCCGCGTTCGCCTGGGCGGGCGACCAGAAGAACCGCGGGCGCTTGCCCTGCGCGTGCTTCAGATCGCCGAGGAACCTCTTCGCCGCCAGCCGGACCCACTTGCCGACCTTGCGCCCCTTCGTGTCGGCCGCTGCCTCTTCGGCGTAGGCGATCGCGACGGCGACATAGTCACCCGGGGCCGGTGCCCGGCGCCCGGAACTTCGTGAAGCGGTTGCCCGCCTTTTCGTCTGCAATCGGTTTCACCTTCGAGCGCCAGGCGGGGCTGAGCCCGAACGCCTGGGCGAGCGTGTTGAACTGGGCGAGCAGGTGGCCGGTCGGCGTCTCGCCGGCCGTCCAGAGCTGCACGATTTTCCCGTGCAGCGCGCACAGGTGGCCGAGCGCGCCGAGGTCAGCCTCGGCGAGCAGCTTGTTCGCCACGAGCATCGGGGCGAGGCGGTCCCACTCGCGGACCGCGTGCGCATTCGGCATCCAGTCCGGCGCAGGCGGCGCATCGGCCACGAGCGGCAGCGCCGCGCCCGGCTCCACATGGCGATCAGGACGGGCGGTGCCCGAGATCACCTTGAGGTTCGACGGTCGGCGTGTAGGCCCTGGCATAAAACTGGTTTTCCCATCCTGACGGTGCGAAAAAATGACCCACCGTTCGGTCTAGAACGCGTTGGGGGCGACTTTCGCGTCCCCCCTTCCCCCTCACCCCTTCCGCGCGCGGGCGAACCCCTGGTCGCGCGCCGTGCGCGATGAGTGGCACGGCCGGCACAGCGCCCGGAGGTTCCCGGGGTCGTTGTTCCGGCTGTTGCCGTCGATGTGGTCGACCTCGGTCGCTGCCGTGGTGCGCCCTGCTTCGGAGCAGAAGCGACACAAGGGCTCGCGAACCAGAGCGCCCGGCCTGACCCGTGTCTGCCAGGCGTAGCCATAGCCGCGCTGCGTGCTCGACCCGCGCCGCAGGTCCACCTGCTTGCGCGCATCGTTCTGGTGCTCCGCGCAGTAGCCGACCTTGCCAGTGACCAGCGCCCGGCACCCGGGTGCGCCGCAGGGGCGAGGAGCTGCTGCAGGCATCAGCCGTTGAAGCAGCGCACGGCGATGGTGCGAGCGACCTTGTTGCCGTTGCTCAGGGTCGCCGTGACGCGCACCTGGTAGGTGCGGCCGTGGTCGGCGCCGACGAGCTTGAAGGTGGTCACGTTACCCGAGATGCCGACGGCGGTCACAGTGGCGTCCACAAGCGCGTCATAAGCGACGGAGCTGATGGTCAGCGCGCCGAGTCCGTCCCATGTGATCGGGACGGCCTGCTCGTCGTTCGGGTTGAAGATCACGACCTCGGACATGTCACACCCTCGCGGTCACGCCGCTCGATGTGCCGACGGTCGCACCGCCCGGCACCGATATGCTCACCCCTGCCCTAGCCCCGGCCCGCACGCCGCTTGCGGCTCGCACACGGGCGGACGCGGGCGTCGAAACCGTCACGATGCCGTCGGACGCTCCGACCGTGATAGCCATCAGATGCGCCATCGCGGTGGCCGAGCCGAGGCCTGAAAGGTCGGCGAGGCGCTTGCCCGTCGTCCTTGTGCGCCCGTAGTCGAGGTTGACCACGCCGCCAGCGATGAAGTACGACGCGCCGTCGGCGCTGATGCGCCAACCACGCCGAAACTCCACCGAGCCGCCATTCAGCAAGAACGTTACGCCATCGGCGGCAAGCCTTCTTCCAAGGAGCGCAAGCGCTGCGTTGCCGCTGTAGCTGTAACTCGAGCCGTCGGCAACCAGCCGCCGCCCAATCAGCGTGTTGGCGTTGTTGCCGGTATAGGTGTAGGTGCCACCATCGGCCACCAGCCGCCGATTGAACAGCACATTGGCCGCGTTGCCGGTGTACGAGTACGTCCCGCCATCTGCGGCGATGGTGTACGGGCTGCCAGAAGAAACCAACCCAATTTGCGGAACTCTGACGCGCAGCATCGTCAGACACCAAATCGGCGGCGAGTAGCCTCAAAATTTTGCAATACTTCTGTCGGAGATAGTGGGCGGTTGTAAATCAGCACCTGCGCTATCTCGCCGTTCCATTGGTCACGCGCTGTCTGTCTTGCGCCAACAAGCAAATTGGAACTTGGGTCCGTGATTGACGCCGGAACGCTTGTCGTTCGCGAATTGACCTGAGTACCGTTTCGGTAAATAGCCATGAAAGTTGACGGCTGCCAAGTGCCGACAAGATTCAACCATGTCCCGGTCGCGATTGATGTCGAATCTGAAATGCTGGTGTTATTGACGAAAAGAAAAAACCCACCAACCCCGCTTGTGATGAAGCAGTAACCAGTTGCGGCGCCACCACCGCTTTTATCAACTACCCACTTGTTTGTCGTGCTGGTCTTGAACCACGCGCTGACCGTCAATCCGCTTTGCGGCAACAGACCAGAATCGGTGAATGTGATGCCGCTGCCCGTGCCGTTGACTCGGATGGTATCTGTGGTGTCCTGCACCCAAGACACGCCTGCGTTCATCGTCCCGTTGTTCACCCCCATCAGGTCAAGCCATGTTGAGCCTGTGCCGGGATAGGAGGTGCGGTTTCCAGCGTCAAGACCGAAAATCATCCCGTCGGTCACAAGACCGGGCGAGACGACATTGAGCACATTCCCGTTGGCCGCGTTGCGATTCTGGATGCGGCCTTCGTCGTATGTGTTGACGCCGCGAGGCATGTCAGGTCACATCCTCGTTCCACGGACGGACATAAAGTTCGTTGCCAGACGCCGCGAGCGCCACGCCAGAGTTGTTCAGTACCGACATCCGCATCGAGTACGGATACAGCCGCACCATGTTGAACACCGCGACCTTGGCAGACGCACCACTTGTCAGGAGGATGGAGTAAACATCCCCGCCGATCCTGTCTGCGGTGTCTGTGCCGTCGTTCAGCGTCACGCGAAGCGTGATGGTGCCGCCAGAACTCGGGGTGATGCTCCCGAGCTTGATGGTCACCACGCCGTACAGGTCGCGGTTCGTGCTGTTGTCGTAAGTGAGGACGGCAGACTCCGATCCGTTCGCCAACGAGTTGAGCGTCGTCCCCGCGAAGTTGCTGCTGCGAGTGCTGGGCGCTGCCCACTTTGCGACGGCCATGCCTTACTCCTTCGCGCCGCGAGCCAAGCCAACGGCGCGGGCATCGACTTTGATGTTGTGGAACTCGGCCCACGAAGGGTGCCGCTCCCTCTTGGACAGCGCGAACAGCGCGTCACGCTGGAACGCCGTCATCAAGCCAGCAGCCGTCAGCGCATCAAATTGCGCCCGAGTGCTGGAAAACGAAAGGTCCAGCCCACTGCTCTCCAATGCGCGGAAACCCCACCGCAGCACCGCGTTGGTCGATGCAAGAGCCTGCACCTTGTCCAACAGCGCCGCGCCGTCTTGCGGACCAAGCGCGTCCATGATGCTTCCGATGCCGAGCGCGGTCCGCTCCCAAGAGACGACAGCAGGAAGCGTGATGTCTGGCGCGTTCAGCACATCTGCCGCCGCCCAATCGGGCAACGAAACGACATCAGATAGGGCAAGTCTTGTCGTAAGTGCGCGCATTTTTTTAACTCAAGGTGATCGCAGCGCCCGTGAAGTCGACCGTGAACGTCTCGCCGTTCGCCATCGTGATGGACGAGCCGTAGTCCCACCACCCCACAAGCGGGTCGGCAGGCGACGTCGGGGTGTCGTCGAACAGCACCACATACCGGAACGGGCCGACGCTGCCCGAGGCCGTCAGCACGAGGTCAGCGAGGACCAGCGTGAAACTGCCGCCCGACTGCGATGCGCTCGTCGTCGTGACGTTGCGCGCCGACAGGTTGGTGTAGGCGATCTGCGTGATGTCGGCCAGCACGCTGTTGGTCGCCACCGGCGCAGTGTTCGTGAGCGCAATCACGAACTGGTCGGTGTTGAGGTTGGCGACCTCGACCATGTTCTCCGCCCAAGCGTTAAATTTGTTAAAAGCAGGCATGATCAATCTCCAGCTGTTGTCTTACAGGTCGGGGCTACGGGAGCACCTTCGACCAGACCGCGTCAGCAACCTGCGCCGGGGTCGGGATGCTCCCTCCCTGCGTCACGACGGTCGAGGCCGCCGACTGGATCAGGAGGGTCTGGACTCCGGCGGAGTAGGCGATGGGGTCTCCTGCGGGTCCTCCGATGAGGTTTCCGCCGGCGACGCGGGCGACGTAATTGCCGGTTGCGAACCGAAGCTGCCACGCCCCCAGTAGTTCGACGGTGAGGCCGACCTGCACGCCTGGGCCGAGGAGGTTGAGTCCTGATCCGGTTCCGACGCGGGCATAGATGATCCCCTCCTCGCTCGCCTGGGCCTCCTTGATGGCGTCATACAGCTGATCGCAATCCACGTCCGTCGTGCCGGCGTCGACGTCGATGACCGACGTCTCGAACCGGAACGTGAACGGGGCCGTGTAGTAGGCCATCCGTCACACGTCGCTGTTGCGGCTGGCGTTGACCGAACCGCCCGCGGACGTGACCGAGAGCAGAGTGTTGAACGGGATGATCGGCGTGGCGCCCGAGCCGTTGCGGACGTCCACACGCGCGGTGAAGTTGGACGCGAAGATGAACGTCACAGACTCGGAAGCCGAGGCGGCGACCTTGTCGACGTAGGGCACAAACACCTCGTCGGCCGCCACGATGTTCGAAGCCAGCGCCGGGGACAGGCCCGAGAAGGTCTTGGTGCCGGCGTTGAACGACGAGTAGGTGTGCCGCAGCCCCTTGATCCGGATGACGCCCGAGCTCGGGGTGTCGGTCTTGATGGACTCGACCACCGTGAGCGCGGTCGCGCCGGAGCTCGCGGCGACCGGCGTGTATTCGTCCCGAAGGATGCCGCCGGAGCCGTTCTCGCGCGCGACGAGCACCCGATCGCCTGCGACCAGGTTGCCGACCGCGATGCCGACCAGCGTGGGCGGCACCTGAGTCGTGCCGTCGTGCGCGATGAGCTGGTAGCGGGTCGCCTCGGCCGGCAGCACTCCGGTCAGCGCCCAGCCCTGGGCGACGAAGAACGTGCCGCCTGCGAAGGTGCCGAACGGGGCGGACGGGATTTCGGTGTAGGCGGCGTTGAGCACCCGGTAGCGCCAGCCCGGCGCGCCGTTGAGCGTCGCGGTGCTGGTCTCGCGCGCGAGGTACTGCAAATACTGGTACGCCTCCTGCAGCGTGCAGCCGCCAGTGAGGGCGATGGTGCCCTTGTACGCCTTCGAGCCGTTGCCGTTGTTGAGGTCGAGGGTGGTGTCGCCGAACGTGACAGTGACCTTCGAGGA